TAAAATTTTAATTTTATATACTTGCCGAAAGGCAAAAAGTATGCTATTCTATGTGCATAATTAGTGAATAAATACCACCGCAGGTGAACAGCTGTTGGACAGCGCTGACCTAAGATGTTCATTTACGTTGTCTCGGAGAGACACAGCTGGGCGCACGGAGTGCGCTACTTTCCTAAGACGTCACACTTGCGTCTTGATTTTGACTAACTTCTGAGCCTCTAGTGCTGTATCTAAATTATTAGATAGTAACACTCCTACTCTTCTATTAGGTTTTGTATTTGGTTTTCCAAAGATTCTAATATCACATCCCAGTTCCAATGTTTTCTCAATACCTTCTAGCTCATAAACTAACCCTGATTTAGTATCAGATGGAATATTAATAGTAGCACTTGCCCATTTATTTTTATTAGGTCTAACTTTAATTTCTGGTATAGGAAGTCCAGTAAATGCCCTAACATGTAGATCAAATTCTGATAATTCTTGAGATATCATAGTGACCATACCTGTATCGTGTGGACGAGGACTTAATTCACTAAATATAACTTCTGGTCTATCTGAAGAAGTTATTACAAAAAACTCTACTCCAAATATGCCAGAACCTCCTAAATCGTCTGTTATAGTTTTTGCAATTTGTCTAGCATCTGATTCAATAATATGTCCAAGAAAAGTTTCTTCTGTAGCAGGTTGCCAGCTATGTTTATAATCACCACTTTCTTGGTGGTGCCCAATAGGAGGACAAAATAAAGTAGGACCATTTTGTTGTTTAATTGTGAGAAGAGTGATTTCATAATCAAATTTAATAAACTCTTCTATGATTACTTTTTCTCTGTCTCCTCTCATATTATCCACAGCATATTGCCAAGAAGAAGCTAGGTCTTCTACAGAGGTTGCTATCGACTGTCCCTTACCACTCGAACTCATTACTGGTTTTATTACACAAGGGTATCCAATTTCATCTGCAATAGAATATAAAGAAACTAAAGACTCTGCATAAGAAAATCGGGCAGTACGAATGCCTAGCTCCGCTGCCCGATCTCTAATTTTATCACGATTCATTGTAAGGTTTACAGCTTTAGCAGAGGGTACTACTGTGTATCCTTCTGCTTCTTTCTTTAGTAAAACTTCTGTAGCAATAGCCTCTATTTCAGGAACAATATAATCAGGTTTATATTTATCTATAACACGTTCAAGTTGTTTTGCATCAAGCATATCAAAAGTAACATCATGATCTGCTACTGACATAGCAGGTGCTCCGAAGTAGTTATCGCAAGCTACTACATGCATTCCTAGTCTTTTAGCACTAATAACAACTTCTTTACCTAATTCACCACTTCCTAATAGTAGAATACGTTTCACTGATTACCTCTTCATATTAATAATTTTACCTAAATCACCTTCAAAAGTATATGATCCTACGTGATTTAGTTTAGTATTAGGGTCCATCCAAATTTCTCCTCCCATCTTTTGCCAAAGACGACAGAAAGTATAATCTTCTGATAGATAACGATTGTCACCATTTTCATCTTCATCAATCATTGTATCAAAAAATGCATAGCAATATTTTTGTAGTTTAGGGTCAATATTACTATCATTCTTATAATGAAGATGTGGATATTCAACCATCATTTTTTCGAAAACTTCACGTTTAATACAGAAGAATCCTGTAGATGCGTCCCAAACTTCTACTGCCCCGTTTTCTACTCTGATTTGTTGTTTTACAGGATCAATATACTTGAAATTCATAGCATATTGAATTGGTAGAGCTTTTTTAGGATATGCTGCTGCGATAATAGGTTTATCCATAGCTAACATTCTAATAATAGATTCCGGTTCAAATTCTATATCAGCATCAATAAAAAATAGGTGACTAGCACCAGAATCTAAAAACATTGCAGTAAGAATGTTTCTAGCTCGTGTAACAAGGCTTTCGTTTCTAAGGGTTGTTAATCTAAAAGTAATTCCATGTCTTACTAATTCTTGAGATGCTTTAAAAATACTTAAAAAGTACTGGTCTGTAATCATACCACCATAGCAAGGTGTAGCAAAAAATACAGAACAGGTTTCTCTTAGTTTTTGTAGGTCAACTTGTGCCTGACCTTCTGGGCCTACTAATAAGGCCCCAGTAGGAGCAGAATTTTCATCTGCTTCTACTGTAGTAAAATCACTTAGTGACTTTTTTGCCATTTAGTCGAGATCCTCTACTGCTTCTGGCTTAAATTCATCAGAAGCTTCTTCAGCAAAATAAGCCGTATTTTGAAGAAGCCACTGTTTCTGCTCTTCATAAGATTGACGCTTGTAAATCTTATCAAGTTCAAAAAGCTCTAGGCCCTTATCTGAATCTGTAAGAGCAGAATTATTACGAGCAGGAATTACAGAATATTTAACATTCTGTGGTAGAGGTCCTGTCTTTTCCTTCTTAATAGTAATATCATATCCTGTACTATCATCTGCTGGATTACCGTAATCAGGATTTGTAGCATAGTCTACAATCTGCTTGTAAATCGTAGAGCGAAGATCAAAAATCTTAATCTTATTGTCTGCACGATCAATTACATTACAAACATACGCAAATTGGGGTTTATCAGCATAAATCTCTTCGTCAATTTCTGTCATTGGGTCTTTATTTGACTCATTAAAAGTTTCCTTCTGACGATCAAAACGTAAGCACTCAACAGGCATCTTTTTGCCTTCTGTGGTTACTACCCAATATACATAACGAGGCATAACTTCTCCAATTAGTCGAATCTTTGTGTCTCCAACTGGGAGAGTTAGTCTCTCAATTTCTCGGCGTTGTCCGCCACCGCCACCTCCGGCGTTTCCTTTAGCTTTGTCCCATGATACCATAATAGTGTTTCCTTTCTTGTTGAACTATGTTCTTTGTGTGTAGGTATTTTCTAAGATAAAATTTATCTTATCTTTGTCAATACTTATAAATGGGTTACTTTTTATACCATCTATTTCTTTTAACTTAAAAAAGTCTCTGTTAATAAATGGGTTTTTATCATCATTTCTTCTGTGCGAAAGCAACCATAAGTATTGTATTTTATGTGTTACTGGTGTAACAGTTTTGAGAAATGATGGATTTCTAAAATAGCTTTGAGGTTCTTCAACTCTATAATTATTAAAGATTTCAAAACTTCTATTTGTTATTAAACTAGAATTTAACCAGTTTGGTATTCTATGAACATATAGTTTTTTTACTAATTCTAACGAGCTATTTGCAATTTTCTTATTATATCCAAAAGTAGAAGCATATGTCAATACGATTATTGAATCGTAATCCTTTTTGGATTTTTTAAGCAACTCATACCAGTTAAAGTAAAAACTCATAGAGAATACCCTCTTTGTATATACCAGTTTCTTCTATTAGTTTGTTGTTTTTGTACTATCGGTCCTGTTAACCAAAAATCACAAATAAGAGGACGTTTCTTTTCGGGATGTTCTCTAATAATTCTACCAATTCTTTGTTCCAGTTTTATGGGATTATTAGAAGGAAATACTAAAAATAAAGTATCAAGTCTATGACAGCTAATGCCTTCATCAAATAACTTAGTTGTTAAAACTACTTTATACTTTGTACCTACGTTATCTAATATTTCTTTACGTTGTTCTTCCCCAGTTTCTCCAATTAAAAGAACTGATTCAGGTATAATTTTATTTAACTCACGAAGCCAATCTAGACGTTCTCCTAAAATGAGAATGCATCGACCTCCGCTCACTTTCGATATGGCATTTTCAGAAATCATCCGGCGCAACTGCGAGTTTGATGCGAGCTTATTGGTCTGTCTACTCCAATCTCGCTTTGGATCAAGAACATTGAATCTAATATCTGTTTGATATATTTCAACTTTTGGAGTTGCAAGAACTCGTGGGTCATACGCATATGACTTAAATGTGGTAAAATAGTCGTCTAAAACTATATGTTTTCCATCTTTTCTACGAGGAGTAGCTGTAATAGCTATTTTTGCTCTACAATTTATAGCATTTACTGCTTGAGAGAACATATCTGCAGGACATAAATGAGCTTCGTCAACCATTAGAAGACCAAACTTATCATGTAGTTGAGGAATATTGTTCAATACACTTTTATAAATACCTACTGTAATGTCTTGAATATCTAAAAGACCGTCTCCAACTCGACCAATTTTTATTCCTGGTATTTGTTTTTCTAACTCTTCAATCCATTGTCTAAAAAGTAGCTTTGTGTGAACTAAAATTAAAGTGGGTTTGTTAGCACGGGCTAAAAGATTGCATCCTACATAGGTTTTACCCCAGCCGCAAGGTGCTTGGAATAGTCCACTACGCACCCTGTCGTTGATTTGGAAGAAAGCATCTACCATATCTTGCTGTTCTTCTCTTAATTGCCCTTTAAATTCAAATTTTTTCTCAGAATCTTCAAAATTTCTTAAGTCTTCAACAGTTTCTATATCTAATTTAGCATAAGAATTGCTAGGAACAGTATATATTCCAGTATCTTCGTCATATTCATAGGTATAGTGAAAATCATCAACAATTTGATATGTATATGCTTGTTCAAAAGCAGAAATATCTTGAATATCTTCTTCTTTTATGTATATTTTATCTGTAATTGTTGCTGATTTTATGTTAATTTTGTTCATAGTCTCTCATAAAGTATTGCCATTCTGACATAAAGCCCATTTGACATTTGCTCAAAGTATTTTGCTCTTGGATCGTTATCGAACCATTGAGGAATTTCTTCATTTCTAGGAAATGGGTGCATAACTATGCAATTTTTTGGTAATTTATCAATATGTTCTTTAGTTAATTCATAACTACCAGAGCTTCCTCGCTCTTTTTGTACTCTTGTTAAGTAATATATATCAGCTTCTGGTATATTATCGACAGAATAATCATCACAATAGTAAACTCTAGCACATTTTTCTAAAACATTGCCTAAAGAATGTACTGTTCTACTATTTTTATTATCACCAATGAACGCTATCTTTAAATCTTCTATTTTTCCAAAATTTTTATATATAGTATATAAATCTAGTAGTGTTTGTGTCGGGTGTTCTCCTGCTCCGTCACCAGCATTTATAACTGGAACAGGAGAAATGTCAGCTGCTCGTTTTGCAGCACCGATTTCAGGATGTCTGAGTACAATAATTTGACTATAACAGGCTAAAGTTCTAATAGTATCTTCTAGAGTCTCTCCTTTTGCTACGCTTGAATAGTTAACATTATTAATAGATATAACATCTGCTCCAACTTTCTTCGCGGCAGCGTAAAAACTAGAGCTTGTTCTAGTGGACGGTTCATAAAATAGATTTGTAATTATTTTATTCATGTGAGGCATAAATCTACCTTTTTTAAACTCATCTACTGTTTTAAAAAACCTATTAAATTCTCTTAAATTCCAAGTATTTAGAGTGACTAGATGATTTATAACCATATGATATCCTTTTCTGTTTTTTCATCACAAAAACCTAAAAAATACCAATTTCTATTAATATACGTCATCTTACCATAATAGTATTTGTAATCTTCAGCAATTTTTTCTATATTCTCTAAATCTAAGGTAAAAGGGTAGCTTATTTTATCAAACCAAAAGTGTTTATTTCTATTTTTGACTATTTTTCGCTCAGAATACTTAAATTGTTCTTTTACATCAAAATATCTAATATTACCAAGTTCATCAATGCCTACTTTACAGTCTGATTTTAATAATTCTTCCATATTTCTAATAGTATAGTCAAATTTTAGTCTTTGATACTTTTTTCTAGAGTCTAACTCTATTAATCTACTTAAATAAGATGGATTATTAATAGATTTATCATCTACTATGTATTTTTGTCCATTTATTGTAGTAAATATCTCATTAAGGGTAAAATTAAAGTCTACAACAGTTTTTAACCCGAAAATAGGAAAATTTAACTTACTGAACTTGTTCATTTTGTCTATGGATAAAAGTGATACCACTTAAATGATCAAGCTCATGTTGGTAACATCTCGCTTCTATACCTTCCATTTTTTCAGTTATTCTTTTTCCTCTAATATCAGTATATTCTGCAATAATTTTAGAAGGACGCCACAGGTTAACGAACATATTAGGAAAGCTAACACATCCTTCTTTCATTTCTACCACATCGTCTGACTGCCAAGAAATAGCAGGGTTTAAACAAGTTATGATTCTTCCTTCTTTATACATAATAAAAATAGCCTCGGACCTACCTACTTGAGTAGCCGCTAATCCTATGCCTTTTTCTTTTTTCATAACTTTAATCATTTTATCTCTAAGCATTTTTATACTTAAAGATTCTGGTTTAGCAACATGGTTACAAGTTGCATATAACCTATCATCTGTAGTATCAATTAGATTCATTTAATATGTCCTATATGCTAACAGTCTTTTATAAGGCAATAAAGTAATACTAACTTTTTTATCTTGATTGCCTCCTAGTACTTTGATAAACTTTTTACCATTAATAATTTCAGTACCTAAATAGAAAGCAACGTGTCCTGTTATTCTACTTTTACCTCTTTTAAAGATAGCTATATCTCCCACTTTTGGTTTTCTAGTTTTTTTACCATATCTTAAATAGCTTCTAGCCATTAAGCTATTAGTGCTTTTATATCCTGCTTTTTTTAAAACAGAGTTCATAAAAGCAGCACACCACTCTACTCTTACAGGGTCTATCTTTAAAAAATTTTTTAAAGATACTCTATTTTTTCTTTCGTGATACCCTAACCAAGATCTAGCTTCGTTCAAAGCTTCATTTGCTTTAATTTGTTTGGGAATTAAAAATAATATTAAGGCTAATAATATGTTTCTCAATAGTCATTCTCTCTTCCCCCCTCAATAATCGTTGAGTTCTCCCCAACTAGGCCCTACTTCGAAGTCCATTCCAATAGGACAGTCTTTAATAGAGCAACCTCTATCAATCTGAATAAACTCTTTTGTCTTAGAAATATATAAGTCAATTAAATCTTCTCTAACTTCTGCAACAATAGAGTCATGGACTACCGTAAACGGAAGAATATCATTTTGATAATTATTTTCATCAATCCATTTAATTAAGTCAATGAGTCCTAGTATATTAATATCAGAAGCCACACTCTGAACTAAGAAGTTAACACCAGAACGAATTGCATGTTGTGCTACACCACGATTTGGAGAGCGCGACTCTGGTAATCTACGTTTACGCCCGAAGAAACTATAGATAAAAGAATTATTCTCAATTTGAGAGTTACTATCATCAATATAAGATTTTAGGGCATAGGCTTCTCTAAAATATTTTGCGATAAAAGATTTAGCCTCTGTAGGTGTTACATCGGCAGTTTCTGCAATTTTTGCCGGACCAGCTTGATACATAATACCGAAGGTAATAGCTTTTGCGTGTTGTCTCTTATCTGGGAACGCACTTTTAACTTCGTTCACTTCGCAAGGTAGATTAAAAATCTGCTTTGCAACATAAGAGTGAAAGTCTAGTTTTTCTTTAAACGCTCGTTGTAAGAACTGATCGTTACTTAGTGCAGCTGCAATATAAACTTCTGCGGTTCCAAGGTCTCCTTGAACAATTTTATATCCAGGGCGTGCTTTAAACAGTTTTTTTACATCTTTATTATCTCTTGGAATATTTTGATAATTTAGAACACCAGAACTAGACAGTCGTCCAGAAGTAGTTCCATGAATATTGAATCCGCTACGGAGTCGTAAATCTTGGTCAACACCATCTCTAATACTAGAAATATAGGTATTTAGAAGCTTATTCTTTTCACGAAGATCAAGAATAGCCTGAGATAGTGGATGTTTTAACTCGGCAAGAACTTCTTTATCAACAGACCAAGCACCTGTTGCAGTTTTTTTGGTAGGTTTAAGTTTAATAATCTTAAAGAAAAGTTCTTGTAATTGTTGAGTACTATTTGGATTAAATGTTTTATTATGAAGACGTTCAAAAGTTTTAACATCTTCGTGCAATTCAATCTCAGCTAAACACTCTTCTATATCAATTTTATACTCTTCTTCTATAGAAGATAGTTTGTTCATATCAATAGGACCGCCATTATGCTCTAATCGCAGTAGTGCTAGAGTGGCAGGTTTTAGAATTTTATTATATAGAAAAGAAAACTCTTTATTCTTACTAATTAATGGATTAAATTTATTCCATAATTGAAAAGTTGCGTCTGCATCTTTCTCTGCATACGGAGCAAGAATGTCTGTTGGAATCATACCATAGTTAAAGTCTTCTAGTTTAATCTTGTTTTTACGAGCAAAAGTCTTCTTATACTCATCAAGCTCGCGTTCGTAATCTCCAAGATCCGTAAATCTTAGTGCTAGAGGTTTCAAGCCATGAGTACCAACAGCCTCTTCTAAACAATAATGCATAAGCATTGTATCTTCAAAATCTGGAAATTTAAATCCAAACTCATACTGTAAAAATCCCATATCAAACTTTGCATTATGAAGGACACATTTACGAGTCTCAAACAGTTTATGAAACCAGTCTTTGTTATTTGTTATTAGATCTGAGTGTATATAATAGCCTTCGTGTGCTTGTGTTGATAAAGCAATACCAATCACATTACCAGTTCTGGGGGATAGGCTTGAAGTTTCAATATCTACAATTAGAGGGTCGGCAGACATAAACTTATCCATTACAGTATCTAAGTCTACTTGTGAGTCTATATATACATAATTTTTGTTTTGAATATTAGAGTCAATTTCTCCTGATAGTACCTTCTTTAGCTGAATTGTGGCTTTTAGAATTTCATCTTCATATTGAGGCTTAAAAATAGTCATATTTGGATGCAAGAATGGTAACCATTTCTTTTCAATAAACATACCATTGTATTTAGTGATACCAGTTAATCCAGCTACATACTTTAGAGGTTCTGCACCAACAGGACATACGACTTTATACTCGTCGAGAACTGACAAGTCTAAATCAATATCCTTCTTTAAAATTTTGTCTTTAGGTTTTGAGCATAGAAAATGCACATCAAACTCTTCTTCAAAATACTTACTCATAATTTGAGGGTCTTTTTCCGAAGTTGATGCGAATACGAAAGCTACATTATTTGACATATTTGTATCTATCCTTTGGTAATATCATGGCTAATTCTTCTTTTGTTAAATCACCAGGATCTTTTCCTGATGGTAGTGTTATAATTTTTGATTGTATGAATCTTTTTTCTAAAAGGGTTGCTATCTTGTTTGCTCCAGATAATCCTGCAGCGTCTCCATCAAATAGTATTTCAACAAATGTTGTACCAATTTTATCTAATAATTCTAGTTTAGGAGTGCTAAAATTTGTAGCTCCAAATACACATACAGTATTTGTATATCCTTTATCCCACATATTTAGCATGTCAAATAATCCTTCTACTAAAATAAGTTGAGACTTATCTTTAATCTTGTCTAGAGGGAAAAGAATATCAGACGAACGTGCTTTTGCAGGACGACGATAATATTTTGGTTTTTCAGACTTTGCAAATCTGTTTCTACCTTCTATAAATCTTATTTTACCAAATTGTGATACGGGAAAGCAAACATAATCTTCTAATCCAAGCTTCTCTGTAAAGAAAGCTTCAAAATCTTTTAAGGTGTCTCCACTAATATTGCGAAAAGTTCCGTTAACTGACCGAGCATCTTCTGGAATCGTCATATTATCTTCAAACATTACTTCGTTTAATTTATCACGTAATTTTTGAATTTTAAAAGGTTGTTTACTATCAAAAGGTATATCAGTATTTATACCGATACTTTGTAAAAAACGACGTTTAGTTCCCTTAAATCCACAAGACCAACAATGAAATATATCTTTATCTAAGTTATACATCATACTAGGTCTGTTATCAGCATGATTACCAGAAGTGCATTGTAAAACAATTTCTATCGGATTATTAGTTTTTTCATAACTTAATCCGTGTTGTTCTAAAACGTCAATCATATTCATATGTCGCGACTCGCTTCTGATGATTTTCCATTTTCATCATCCCCATACATTGCTCCACGATGCGGAGCGGCATTAATAGACTGACTTTGAGATGGGTCAACTTTTACACAAGCCCAATCCATATAAACATCAAAACTCATATGCTTACCATTACGAATCTTTGTTGTATGAATCTGTAGCTTATTTTCTTGCGCTCTATCATCTCCTTCTTTTGCTGGAAAGAAAGCGAAACTTCTATCTGCACTATCAAGAATACCTTTAGCAAATCGGGCTTCACCAGTTGCGTCAATCTGATAAGGAGACAGCATTGTAAGATTAAATTTACGACTCATACCTTTTAAAGCTTCTGCTAATACAATTTGTGTTTTCCAGTCTTTAGAGTCGTCATGTTTAATAATATTAATATAATCTACAACAGCCATATTAAATTTATCATATTGATTAGAAAACATATTACAATAATGATCAATACGATTAAGGGTCAGTCCTTCATCATCAATAATAAAAAATCTATTGTCTCGTAAAGGAGGTTTTTCCGACTTTACTCGTTTCTCAAACTTCTTAAAATCTTTTGTAGAATATAATTCTTTGTACCAATCATCAATGACTGAATCTTTAGCATAAAAATTATCAATCTTTGCTTTTACAAGGGATAATTTTTGATCATTAGATAGTTCATTCTTAAAAATAGATAGAAAAGGAACTCCACTAAGAATACTTAGTAGACGATCATAAACTTCTTTATATCGCATTTCGATTGTAAAAAATGCAATAGTATTACCTTGTAAAAACCTATTTATAGCTAGATTTAAACTTATAATAGATTTACCAGAGCCTCGACGCCCTCCAAGTAATACCAGTTCTTGTAGCGCAAGTCCTCCATTAGCAGAATCATATTCCGCACTTAGTCCAGAAGGATATAAAATAAAATCATCTGGATTTGGAAAAAAGTCTAAATCTGCAACATCGTAAAGCTCATCTGTCATTGGAAGAGCTTTATTTAGGTTTAATAAGTGTGTTTGTAGTTGATCTACTATTTCTACTTTTTCTAATTCTGATAAATCATTGATAAACTTATCTAGGAATCCAATTGTTTCTTCGCGGATATAGTAATCTTGTAGCTGCCCGACTAAGAACTCGTCTGCAACTTCATCATATTTGTTATCTTCATCGAGAATTTGAGTGTCAAAATATTCTTGAAGAGAGGATTCTTTCTTTAAGACCTGAAACTCATCAAGAGTTGGTATTCTAATGTTAGTTTTATAAAATGTTTGAACTCTATTGAACAAAGCAGAATTAGCCCCTGTAAAATATACAGGGGATAATTTAGAATAAAAATCAGGGTCTTTGCCATCCAATAATCTTCGGAGTGCAAGTTTTTGTAGGTCTAGTGCCATTAACTACTCTTTACTGGGAATAAGTTTTCTCTTTTTTCGTCTCTAAAGTGACCGTAATCACCTTCTACATAGATTCGATAATACTCTCGTCCAGTTTCTTCGATTACGCTTTCTGTATATCTAATCTTTTCTTTAATAGCCATTTCTTTCCATTCACTTCCATTATCATATTGCCAGTAAATATTCCAATGAACGTCTTCCTGCCCTTCATAATCTGGTCCATACTTTTTCTTTGCAATCTCTAGACCT